GAAGGATCGGCAACGATATCGGCAGCAGTTGCTAACATAAAATCTTCACCAACAACTTTGTGACCCTCATTTGTTGTTCTCAATGAACCAACACCACGAGAAGAAACGCCAAGCATTACACCTTCATTAATGAGTGATTTTGCAATCTTACCCATTGGTGTCTCAAGAAGTTGTGCCTTTCCTCTAAAATTATTTCCCTCTGCGGTGAGAGAAACAATCTTGTGAGAAACACGGTCAAGATTTACGGTAGGTCCATCGGGGTGACCAAGTTCTCCGAGAGCACGACCTTTCTGAACAAATGCTTCATTGTATCTGGTAACCTCACGGGAAAGTGTCTCCATAGGATACATTCTTCCGTTACGGTTTTTGATATTACCTTGAAGGAATACACCCTCAATGTACATCTTTTTAGCAGCACCCTTACCTTCGGTGATAATCTGTACGTTTGAAATTTCTTCTGTGATAAGTTTCATTTGTTTATCCAGTAAATCCTACTTTTGTTGCTCTTACAGCAGCACTATCTGCCCAAATAACATAACTTGCCGTTTTTTCCAATAATTCAACATGACCAGCAGGCATACTGAAAGAAACTGTATCTGCAGCACCAACGGTACTTGCCATACTTACTACAGCAGTGCTTCCAACTCCATTGTATAATCTAACGACGGTAGCATTTGATATGCTAGATCCACCTGCCGCATTAATTCCTAATGCAACTTCATCACCAATTAATCTAGTCCTTGACATTATTCTTGTTCCTCAGATGATTGATTGTCACCAAAAACGGTTGCACCTACGGTTGGACGAATAGCATCAATTCTTTGTGCCGACTTAGCATAAAGAGCGTCTTTAATTTTGTCGCTAATATCCGAAGCGGAGGCATCAGATCCGATCAAATTTACAATTTCTTCCATAAAAAGTTAATATAACTATATTCTTTATTTATATTTCGCCGCCTTTAGGTTCTTTTACTTGTGTAGCAGAACCATCAATTTCTGGTTCCATAGGTACATCACCCATCATTCCCATTTCACCTTCTTGTGGTAATGGTTCTCCTGTAATTGGATCGATTGTACTTGGATCTGGAATAATTCCGTCTTTGATTTCTTGTTCAATCTGCTCATCCATTTCAATCATTTCAGCATCGGTCTGGCGAAGAACTTTTCTGCGAACCCATTCGGTAGAATAATACTTACCAATATAAGGTTCAATAGTTGCCAAAACACCAAGACGCTCATTTAGCATTTCAGTTTCCTTCAGTTCTGCAAATTGATTATCATATAAGAAATCATATTGAATATGATCGGCAATTGTTTCCCAATCTTCCAGTGACACAATGTTCTTGAGAATCAATTGCGTTTTCAGCATATCAGTGAACATTTGAGCAAATCTCTTTCTCAAACGACCGACAAACTTGGCAAACTTAAGTTGTCTCTCAAAATCTCAGATGAACGACCAAGATTAAACCCACCTTCGGCAGCAATTCTTGACTCTGGAACTCCAAGTGCTCTATAAAGTTTCTTTTGGAAATACTCAATATCAGCAAGTTCTCCTAAGTTTTGTCCACCAGGAAGTGTAGAGATTTCTGTTCCACGACCACCCTCTCTTCTTGGAAGCCAAAAATCTTCCAACATGCTCATGAACTTTTTATCGTCACGAACTTCACCGGTGTTGGCATCATAAACCAACTTGTTACGATAACGCATCATAACATCACGAAGATATTGTTCTGCCTTTACCTTTGGAAGATTGCCAACGTCAATGTAGAAAATACGACGCTCTGGTGCTCTTGATAATCTGTAAATAACAAGAGAATCCTCAATCATTCTCAGTTGATTGAGTGCCTTAATTGCTTTATGAAGATATGAAAGGACTGTTCCCTTGTTTCTATCAACTAATCCAGAAGTGCAATATGTGATCGCATCTTTTGCAATTTTAGTTCCTTTTGATGCTCCAGAACTAGTATAAGTATTTGTTGGATATTGTGCCTTAGGTGTATAGACAAAATATTCTTCAATTTCTGGTGCTATTCCATTATTTTCATTTTGATTGTTAGCAATATTTGGTCCAAGTATATTCTTATCTTTTTTCTTTTCTTGGCGGACAAACCGCATTTTCATCGGATCAATATACCTCAGTTCTTTAATACCTTCCTGAGGTTTTTTGAGATCGATTACTTTATGGTAATAAAGTCTTCCATCGATATACCAATTTCTAAAAATTTCGTGTGACTTCTTATCAAAATCAAGAAGTTCCTTAATATGTTTAAACTCTTCTCTGATAACTTTCTTTAATTTATCAGTTGCATTTAAATTGGAAAGTTCAATCTCAATTGGTGAATCATAAAGATCACTAACAATTGCTTCATTTACAACATCTTCGATGGCACCATCACATTCTGGGTGAAGTGCCATCTCTCTATATCTTTTTAATAAATCAAATTCAGTTCTAAATTGACCTTCAATATCTACATATGAACCGTAAAATCCACTAGCAATATAATTGTCAACCCCGTCCTCATTATTTTGAGGAACGGGGGAAACTATACTTTTAGACTTTTTTTCGTTGTCTTCAATTGAAAAACCAAAAAGTTTTGCCATTATAATTCTTGACTAGACTGTTATTCTACTATTTAGTTAATGTCTTCACCACCAGCTTGGGAAGAATTTCCTTTAGATGCTTCCCACCACTGGACCTGAAGTTCCACAGTAAACTCTTCAATGGTATCTGATGTTTCATAACTCAGATCAATAGTTGAAATATTAGTTGGGAATACATCATAGAACTTGTACGATCTAAGAACACTGCTGTCACGATCCAACTGATAAACAAATGCATCTGCCTGATAATCGGCAGGGTTTGTTAAACCAGTAGCATCACTCATCTTATTGATTGTGTTCATCCACTTTTCAAAAGCAGAACGAAGTGAAAAATCAACATCGTTGATGACGGTAATAGTCCAGGTTTCAAATGTTCTGTCACCAGCAATCTTAAGAATACGTCCTCTGAAAGGAACATCAATAGAAGCAACTGTTGATGCTGGCAGAGCAGCTGCCTTTACAAGAAATCTTGATTTTTCGAGAACATCATTGTCTACACTCACTTCTGATGGAAATGATAACTCAACTTCAAATAGATTGGGTCTTGCACCACCACCTGCCAGTTTACCTTTAAAATCGGTAATCTTCTTTAATGGAATGTTATTTTGTTGTTGGTATGCCATTGTTTTTTACCTCTATGTTTGATTAATAATTAAACGTTACCAATTACTTCTTCAAAGGCAACACCAGTTCTGGTGGCAACAAATGTAAGTCCAATGAAGTTGATCGACCTTGCTGGTTTGATAAAGATGTCAGCAACAAACTCATTATTGTCTATTACTGCTGCAGTGTTGTTAGTCTCATCACAGATAACAACGTAATCAGAGATTCCTCTCTTTGCCTGAACATCACGAAGGAATGGTTCAACGATATTTACAAAGTTTGTTCTTGTGATTACATCATTGAACTCAAAGAGTTGATCCTTAGCAGCAGCAGAGATTGCATCTTCGAGATAGATAAACAGACGACGAACGTTGATTCTGTCGAATGCCGATGCTTTACCGAGTCCAGTCTTGTCACCAAAGAGAACAATGCCAGCACCAGGTGAGAAGATGACTGGGTTTACTCTTGCCGAATAAAGTTTGTCTCTTTGAGCCTTGGAAGGATTGTATGCAAGTTTGACTGCGTTGAGAATTCCTCCTCTTGCAGTTCCTGCTGGTGAGAACCAAGGGAAGTTGTTGATGTCGTTTCTGGCACAAAGACCTGCCACATCACCATTCAGAGGAACATAACGGAAGGTATTTGCAAATCTATCATACATGTACTTATAACCACTATCGATAATGGCATAAGAAGATGAAGTGATAGGTGCTACGAAACTCAGAACATTATCGGTAATATCCGAATCAGAGTTGATTTGTGCTGCTCTGTCATCAGAACTGTCGGTGATAGCGGCACCTCTGTATGGTGAAATGAATGCGAGTGCATCCTTTCTTATTTCGGCAACAGAGATTAACTTGTTTGCAAGTGCCTGTGCTTGATCTTTAGCGTATGCTGCAGATCCCATCAGGAGGAAATCTACCTCATAGTTTTCGGTATTCTCAAATAATCCATATCCAGAAACGAGGTCTGCTAAAGATGCGGTCAGAGCACCAGCAGCTGTTGGATCCATCCCACCGTCATAATCCCAACCTGCACTTAATGTATTATTGGAATTTCCTGCGGCAGCAAATGTGATTCCCTCAGCATCTTGATCCCAATTTACATCAGACTCAAGGGTGAAATCGGCACTAAATCCAGTGGTTACAATTCCTGCTGGGGCAGAACCACCAAAGATGTATTGTGAATTATCCTTTAGGTATCCTCTCCAGTAAGAAGGAGAACCTACAGAGAATTCTGCATCTTTTGCCTTAGAAAGAGATAAGTGCTTTTCAAGAACAGTACCAGAGTTTCCTGTAACTTTTCCTAAACCATCAACAACTACAACGTGAACTTCGTCAAATCTAGATCCTCTTGCTGCGGCATATGCGGAAGTTCCGGGACGATCTGCGATTTCGTTCCACTTAACAGTAGAAGTTGCAGTCAGCGAAAGATTTTGTTGATCGAACCAATCTGCCTGTGCAGTTACTGAAGTTGTTGCATAAGATATTGCTTGACCATTAGTATGGATAGCAACCGATCCAGATCCAGAGAATGCATAAATGCCGCCTGGTTGATAATCAACTTCAGTTTCTGTTCCTGTGGAGGATACGTGTGAAAGAACTTTTACATAAGCATTGGTTCCATCAACCTGGGTAACAACACCCTTCAGGTGTCCATCAAGAACTGTAGTTGTACCAACACCAGGAAGAGTTGCTGAGATTGCCTGAGTAACTCCGTATCCTACGGTAATTCCATTTGCTGCAGAAAGAGTCAGAATTTGATCTGCCTTGGCATCAATAATGCCAACTCTTAGACCGTTTGCCCATGAACCTGGGTTTTTAGCAGCAACAGTTACATCGGTAATAGTTGATACATCATAACCCAATTGCTCATAGTGCTCAACGCTCTTAATTTTTACGCTAGAAGCAGCACCTGCTTTTGCATTCTGAAGATTGCTTCCATCTGCTCTTACGACTCTCAGCGAACCACCGTATGCTAAGAAAGAAGACGCAGTAAGCCAATGTTCGTAGTGCTTATCTGCATTTTGTGGTTTACCGAATACATTCAGTAAGTCTTGTTCGTTTTCAACTAGTGTAGGAAGTTCTACGGGACCTTGGGCAAACGGTGCCGCAATAGCTCCAATGCTTGCCGACGTTGGATCTACTCTTCCAACTGTCAGGTCTACTTCCTTTACTACAATACCAGGAGATGCTAAATTTAATGGCATCTTGTTTGTCCTCGCAGTCCAAATTTATCTAAAAATATTTAGGAAAAGGGGTATTTTCAGCGGGGAAACTGTGCATGAACAAACCTACCAGTCAGGATATTCCCACTTATCAAAAACCTTGGTTGTTATCCTATTGACAACAACTCTCTTTATTGTACATTCTTTACACTCATAAGAATATGCCGATGCTAAAGTCTTTCTATCTTTTCTTGTTAGATAATAGTCTTCTATTAAGTTTTTGACCTGCCCACATACTCTACATTTGCGATCGAAGAATAATAGATGTTCTAATTCTACCTGATCGTCAAAGTCCATTACTTGTATTCCCACATATAAGACATATCGCCGTATTCATCTGTATACCATCTATCTCCATTGGAATCTACAAATTCCGTTTCATCATCAAGACCATTCAAGATAAAACCAAATGGTGCCATATCTTGCTCAATTTGATTCTTTTGTTCCTCATAGATTCTCTTACGGACATCATTATCCGTCATTTCTTTGAAATAGTCTTGAGCAACTAACCAAGAGAAAATAACAAGACACATTGCTAAATCATCATTACATCCTTCTTCTGCCTCAAATGAATTATGCTTCTGAGCAAATGTCGTAAGTTCTGATATGATATCATAATCAACAGTTAACAACTTATCATCTTCTAAAAGAGTTTTGAGGTTAGAGCACCCCAACTTCTTGACTGCTGCAGTCATTCTTACGCCAAGTTGAGACTTCTTACCACTGAAACCAGACCCAACAACCTGTCCTGCACGTCCTCTCATCGCACACATAAGAACGTTTTCGTATTCCAAATCAAAATGGAGGATATTTGCTACCTGGTCTCCAATATCATTAACTTCTATCAATAACCAAGATTCATTGTATGCCTTAGCAACATCATAAATGATGTTTGGGAATAGCATAGGTTTGATTTCATTATTTCTATACTTCGCTACAGCCTTATAAGGAAAATCTGTAATATCAAAAACAATGAATGCTGAATAATCATTGCCTAATCCACGGGCAACGTCAACAGTAATCAGATAATTATGATCTTCTTTTGGATTTTCATAGATATCAAGACCAGCATTTCTTTTTAATGGGTCTTCGTATACAAGATTTCTGAGTTTTGCTGGATTGATAAGAGTATTAACCGATCCTAGAAATTCACACTCAAACTCAACTTTGAACTGTGCTTCTGACGTGTTAGCAATTGTCTGTTCTTTCCATTGCTCATCTCTACCAGGAACTTCAGACCAGTGAACATCTGTGGGAACATACTCATTCTTATTCCTCTCCGCATCGTGCCACATGCGGTAGAAGTGATTCATACCCCTAGGGGTAGAAACGATAATTACCTTTGTGCTCTGTCCAGAAGAAATAGTAGGATAAACAGAGGCAAAGAAGTCATCAGCAATGTGATTCGGGATGAACGCGAACTCGTCAAGAAAGATGACATTATAGGATCCGCCTCGGACAGCAGATGAAGAAGTAGAGTTAGACGAAATCTTGGAGCCATTTTCGAGTTCTAAACTACCTTTATTCCATGATATAATACCCTGTTGCATCCACTTTGGCAAGTTTTCGTATGCAAGTTGTAACCTACCAAGAAGGTCTCTTGCAGTGGATGCTTTGTTTGCTAGGATGGCGATGTTAACATTATCGTTAAAAACAGCGTAGTGCAGAAGATATGATACACAAGTAGTAGACTTACCAGTCTGACGTGGCATCTTACAAATATTAAATCTGTTATCATGGAAATTCTGGATAAGTTTTTCCTGAAACGGATACATACTGAAAGGCACAAGACCATGGTCAAGAGAAACGATTTTGATATAGTTTCTGGCAAAATAAACAGGGTCTTCTTTACACTTTAAGAACTCAATAATTTGCTCTTGTGTAAATTCAATCGCAGTATTTGCTTTTTTTAGATTAGGATTACCAAGATAAACTTCACTCATAATAAATCACCTATCGGGTTTCTCTCCACTGAATAGTATTCCAAACATCTGTGGTTGTATTAGTATCTAGATTCTGAACAATAACAGCAAAAATATTACTATCATCAGAGTCAATATTTTGTGCGATATAAGATCTTCTAGCAGTCGTTGGATTAAATGCAACACTAGCAGATGCTTGCTGACCTGATGGATTATTAGCAGCAATCAAAGATGCTTGTCTCAAATCTCCACCAGTTGTTGTAAAGTTGGTGGATATTCCAACATTATATTCTACTGCCGAATCATCATCAGCATCCACCCAAGTTCCACCAGTAATATTACTATTTCCAGGTAATCTCCAAAGTTCAATTCTACAGTTTGTAGCATCACTCAAACACTCAATATCCGTTACCCTTACAGTTGTTCTATTTGGAATTCCTTTGAATGTATTCTTACAACGAATAGCCATAATACACTGTCTTGCAGTTGCTCCACCAGCATTAGAGAATGTTATTGGACCATTGAAAGCACCAAACTCAACACCAGTCTCAACATATCCACCCTCACTCATTACAGTAGAGCAAATCTGTTCCATTGATGTAATACCAACAGCAGCTCCAGTATTGGCAACTTCACAACGAATAGGGAGTGATGGTAGAGACCAATAAGCATGTTCTTCAATATTGGAATGATTAAACTCATGGAAATAAATCATCTGTCCACCGATGACAAATCCACAACGAACTCTACCAACACCTAACCACTGAAAGTCTGCTGCGAATAGATGAGTTTTTGTGAAATCTACATTGATACCAGAAAGAGTTGTTCCATCTAACTTATCCAAGTTCCAATCGGATTGATTGACGACTGTATCACTAGCAATTCCTGTGTTATATGATCGTCTTACAACAGAAACAGTTCCGTCTCCCTCCTGTTGAACGAATACTCCGTTTCTATCGTCAAAATATCCAATCTTCTTCGTAGTATTTTCTCTTACATCAGTGAAGTTAAAACTGGTCAGCACAAATTGAGACTTACCAGGCATGTAGTGGTGATACATTCTGGACTGGTGAATCACCTTATCTGTCGCACCAGTTCCAACAATCAAGGCAATAGATGCTGTATTTGGGTTTACCTCAGTTGTAGATGCTGCACCAACAGTCTTTGTGAGAAGTTCTACCTCTTCACCATAAATGTGGGAATAGTCGGCAAGAGTGAAAGTATCAGATACTCTCATTCTACCAAAAGCATCAGACCCACCACTGGTAGGTCCAGAAGTTATTCCACAGTTTCCAATGTTGCCGTATCTATCGGCACACATAAAAACTTCAAAGAGAGTTCTCTCCTGATTTAGATAATCTTGAAGATTTTTATTCCACTGAGCCATGTTGTTCTTGTGTCCAAGTTAATCTTTCTGGTTGATATCTTTGAATACCGGTAATTCTTAATGTTTTATTTGAATTGACATTTGCTGGATAGATGTTATGGACAACTGCTCCAGGGTATTCAGATTGTATTTCTTCACCAAGAGTTTCTCTTGTTGGTGTAGTTTGTGAAGTAAGATCCATCCTATAGAGATTACCTCTCCACATTATATCTGCAGTGTAACTTTCACCAACTTTTTGTGGTTCTGATTGAGGTGTTCCTATGTAGAGATTTCCATTAAAATCTCCACCGATGTTTACATTTTCTGAAATTGGTTTCATTAGCATTTCCAGCGGCGACGTGCTTTACAAATTGCTTTATCGGGGGTTTTTGAGCAATCAATGTTATGCATATCTTGCTGCCCCTTAGAGCGCGAGCAGAAGGACTTTCTGCGCTTAGCATCCTTACTGCCTGGTTTTGGATCACCAGTTACAGCAGTCTTAAGTTTGGAACCTGGGTTCTCACGGCGATATGCCTTAACTGCTGCGGGACTCATACCATCAGTTTTATCGGACTTATTGACTTTTTGCCAATCTTCCATAAACTGAGTGAACTCTTTTAATTTTGGAAGTTCAGCAGTAGTGCCTAGTTTCTTTTTGGCAACTTCCTTTTCACCACCCTCACCTCTATTTACAAGTGCTCTAATTTTTTCTCTTCTTTGTGCCGTTTTATGGGCACCTTTATCGATGGTAAATGACTCTTTCTTCAAAGTGGTTGTAATTCTTTTTTTACCATCTGGTGTTGGAACAAACTCACCAAAATCTCCTGCTTTTGGATCATTTTTATCAACATCACCATCAACATCAGTGTCAATTCTCTTGACTGCTTTTTTGACGAGTTTTTTCAAATCCCTATCAGGAACTTCATGTGGTGCATGAATTTTCCTTTTTGTTCCAGCAGTTCCAACGGGAGTGGTAGGATCTTTTTTATCAACATCACCATCAACGTCTACATCAATTCTTTTAACTGCTTTCTTAACCAGATTTTTTATATTTGATCCTGGAACTTCATGTGGCGTATGTGCCTGAGAGTGAATCTCACTGATAGTGCCTTCTAAGCACTGGCAAGGATCATATCCACAAACTGGGCATACGTCTTCTTTTACACAATTGGGAACCATTTTCTTTCCTTTCTTTTTCATTCCCAATTGCTTATAACCAACCCAACATGCTTCATCAACTTTATGCTCACCACTAGTAACATAATCAGCAGCAGTATCAATGTAGTCCGCTGCTTTTGTGATCTTTGACTGAACCCATGCCTTGAGTTCGCCTTCACCTTTACCCATTTTCTTTTTCAATCTCTTTGCTGCCGAGATTATTGTTGAAATCTCAGAGCGTGCCATTGAATATTCGTGATCCTTTTCTTCAGTCTTATTGCCCCAGTTAGCGGCACCAACTTTACGACACTTGACTAGTGCTCCCGATGCATAGGCACTTGGCCAGACATCGTAACGTGATTTTACCTTATTATAGCAAGCATCTTTCTTGCCACTACCTTTACCTGGTTTATCTTTTACTTCTTGTAGGTCCATTTCTTCAGTTCTTACGTTAGTTGGTTTTGCTCCACCAGACTTTTCTGGTTGATTGGGATCTAAACGATTCTTTCTTCTTCTTGCTCTTTCTTCTTCTTTATTGGAAAGATCTCTCTTCATTTTAGAACTTCCGCATTTTGGTGTAGAAGTTTGACCAGGTTGACGAGCACAGGGTTTTCCTGCGTATTTGCCGCCAAGTTGAACCCATCCAGGTTTTCCATCAGAAGATTTTGATTTTCCAAACCAATCACGAAGACCTTGGTCTCCGGATTTTGATTCATTCATTTTCTTCTTCTTTCCTTGACAATGGGCACGCTGAGAAAATCCTTTTGGATTATCACAGTCAATTGACTTTTTATATTTGTCAGTCCAACCCATTAGAATTTAAGATTCTTCTTTATTATTTAGAAAACCTTGCTTGAGTAGTTTTTGTAGTTCGGATGTCGATCCAACAAATACAGCATTATTTGTGACATTATTTGGACCTTTTTTATCCACTTCTTCTTCAACATCTTTGAGTTTTTTCTGTAGATCAATCAGTTTATCCGTTGTATCAGCAACACTCTTAATTAACTGACCAGCAACTTCATATGCTCTTGGACTACCGCCTTCACCGGCAAGTTCCATGATTCCATTAATTGCTTCCTGACCTTTTTCAATTAAGGAATACAAATTAGCACGAGTATATTCATAATCTTTCTTAATATCGGTTTTTTCTTCTGGTCTCTTTTTCTGAATACTTTTTACTTGGTCTTCAACTTCTACAATACTACTTTCCACGTTCAGTGCCTCATCGAGTTTTTCAAAATTATTTGACATATCAATTTACTCAAATATCAGTTTGTAATGTTGGACTGAAGTCTTTGGAGTCTGTGTATGAGAATAGAGAATCATTAAACCCAAAATCATCATCAACATCAACCATTGCATCATCTGCTGCAGTCAATAGATCTATTTGTGCTTTCTGTAGGTGAGTAGTGATTGTAGATCCATTATATCCTCTAATAACAATAAGTTGATTTGCGTTTGGAATTTCTTTCACATACATTATTTCGTTACCAATAATTATCCTATTATCAACTGCAAATCCAGAAGTATCATTGACACCAATAAGAGTTGTTGTTTTGGAAATATCTTCAGATAATTGTGATGTATCATCGTTTGTATAATCCTTAAGTGCTTTTGGTGTCGCTGTATATCTCAGTTCCCTCTTACTACTCAAAGCAGTATCTGCATGATAATCAACTTGAACCTTACGAATAAGACCATCTGTTGTATCTGCAATTGGACCGAACAGATAAGTCTTTGCTGTGAATGTTAATGTATAAATTAATGCTCTTCTAGTTGAAAAGTCTCCCTCATAATCATCTTGGAAAGAAATGTTATCTAAAACAATAGGGACATCTCTTTTTTCACCTATAGAATCAACTAGATTAATAGTTATATTAAATGATGGTTGAAAAAATGGTAAAATTTGCTCTACAATTTGTAAAGCATCATCATTTATTTTGCAGAGAATATTAAGTTCAAAACCAATGTTATATGGTACTGGTAAAAAAACTTTCTTTAAATTGGTCCCATCAGATGCTTTGAATGTTTGTGTTACACCCGCTTTTCTTGAAGAATCGTACTGAAGAGATGTCATTTCAAATGACATTCTTGGAAGAGTCATTGCAACAGCTTTATTCAAATCGGGTTGCTGTTCAATTCTTGCTAAGAACTTTTGTACTGGACCGTATGAAATGGGAACTTTGATCTGACTTATATCCGCACCGTTTCTGTCTTGATGACGAACATGAACTCCATTAAATAGAGTACCAAAACCTATGACAGTTTTTCTAATAATTTCGTGATAAAAATAAGTTCCTAACATTAGTATTCACCAAAAGGATTTGATTCTGTAAAATCTAAGAGATCGTCTGCTTCCTCTTCAATCTCATCATTCTGGGTGTATTTATCATAAGTATCATCATGCACATAACTCTTGACAGTGTATCTTGCAGATGATATTGTTCCAACAATAGTTTCTCCGGGTAAAAATCCAGCAGTTGTTGTTCCAATACCAACATTTGCTAGTTTTAAAACTCTGGTATCTTGATCCCAAGATTTAACTCTTGCAACGGTATTTGATGTTTGACCTGTGATTATCTCATTAAATGTAAATGTTCCTATTCCAGTAATAATTGATGGGTTGCTGACTGTAGATGATGGATTTTCAGTTGCCGAATATCCATAACCAGGATTTACAATCCTAACTTGATTAACTTGATTTGTTGATGGACTAATTGTTAATGCACCAGTTGCTGTTAAACCACCTCCAACTGGACCACTAAATGTAATTGTTGGAATATTACCAGCATATCCAGAACCATTATCATCAATAACAGTTCTAACAATACCATAAGATGTAGTATTAATACCACAAGTTGCTATCGCTCCAGATCCACCCCCACCAATTATTGCTATAGTTGGTGCAACAGTATATCCATTACCAGCATTTGTTAATATTATTTCTTTTATAGAATGTACCCCACCACGAACAGTCGTTATTGCAACAGCTGTTGCATTGTGTAGTGGATTTCCAGTTGTCGATTCTGTAATAGATATTGTTGGAGTTGAAGTATAACCATTACCATCATTAGAAAGTGTTATACTATCAATGTATCCAGTACCAACAAAAGGTGTTACTTGAGCAGTTACACCCGCTCCAATTAAATTCAGAGTTGTAATAAATCCCTCTTCTTGAACCTGACTATCAAGCTCGTAAATTGAAGTGTCGATAATTTCATCTTCATATTCAAAGAGTTCGCATTTCAGTTCATAAACATAAAGTCTTCCTAATTGATAGAATGGCTGCTCATGCTCAACAAATTTAACTTCAAATAATCTCTGTCCCAATGGAAAATATACTAGGTCTCCTTCTCTTGGGCGAGTTGACAATTCTATCTCATAATCACTTCCAGTATTATCTTGTGTCCCTAAAAATGGACCTATAAAATCTTCGAATCTTTCTTTTGAAATTGTTAAGGTTACCTCATCCCTTAAACTCATTCCAAATTTTGTTAAAATATCTCCTCCACCAGCATATCCTTCATAGGTATTAACATATGCTTCA